GACATCACGGCAAAGAAGATCATGCCTGGTGTCGGCGGCGAGGTATATATGTATCGAGGATATGCTTTAAGGTATGCAATTCCACCAATAATGTATGAAATCACGAATGGCGGAACAGGGCTAACGGGTTGGATCGAACTGAGGTCAGCGACCAAACCGAGCTGGATAGCCCCTGGCGTAACAGGTTTTCACTTACAGGGCAAAGAGGCAGTAAAGTACATGAGGGTCGAGCGTCCGAGTGGAGTATATGGGGGTATAGGGATTGATAAAATTGTAAGTGAGAACATCGGAGGAATTCCGATTTCAGTACGAAGCGGGGACACAATTAACTGATGGCAAAGCTAAGTCTGGGAAAAATTGACTTAGTGCCAAACAAATTACCAAGGATAGAGTCGTCTGCGAAGATAAGTGGACCCATCAGGGCAGGGAAACTAAAGATCAATGAAGCTCAGATTTTGAATAGTTTGCGGAATGCGATAAACCGAGCAAATGCACGAATTGCGATTGACTTAAAGGTTGCCTTGGACGCTGCGTTACAAGCGAGTGTGTGGTCAACACCGAGCGGAACAGGGGACATTTATGAAACAGGTGAGTTGTTATCTTCTGGCAGCGTCACGGTAGGTCCTAATGGTGTGATTGTCAGTTATGACGCTCCGTATGCGGCGTTAGTGCACTACGGGGGATACATACATCCATATGGGAACATGAGTGCGCGAGTATATTTACCACCGCGTCCATGGCTGGATTCGGTTGTCAGGGGAGGAGGTCCGGTGCCTGAATTTAATTTCAAGCAATACTACTTAGAGGAGATACGGGCGGCATTCAAATAAAATTGGAAGAATATTGACGCTTAAACGTAGAACAAACATGGCTAAGCTGCCATTTGTAGTAAAACCCCGTCGCAAGCCAATCATCGAGTTAATCGGCACTGAGGAATCAGGTCAGTTTGAGATTGAGCGCAGGGGATACTTAACTTCAGGCGAGAAATCGTTTGTACAACAGATTCAACAAACTGAGAGCGGCGCATCAGAGATTATTTCGTTAAGTCGGAAGGTAGCACGTAAGTTGAATCTAGGAATCGAGGATGCATATCAGGAAGTGATTGGGATCATGCAAAATGCATCAAGTGTGAATGCAGAGATTGCAGATCAGATCGAGGAACAATTCGGCGAGGAGATCACGGCGGTTGTAAGGAATTTGACACTAGGGCAGATCAGGGAAGATCTGGTAATGGCCGCGTGTTTATTGCGTTATCGAATTGACGACAATTTCGAGATCAACGAGATTAGTAAGATCCACCCTGACATTATTAGTGGGTTAGCTCAATTATATCGAGAGGAGGAAGCTCGTTCATTGGCAGCATTCAAGGAAGAGAGCGAGAGCGAGGAAGCAGAAGCTGAGGGGAGTGTTGAGGAGGCAGAAAAAAAGCCGAAGACGAGGGCATCCCGTTCGAGGAGTATTACTGGCGACTAAAGAGAGGATTTCCCGGTGATGAAGAATTCACGCTAAACAACTACTGGCTTTTACCTTTTGAGTATGTACTGATTGCCATTATACGGCTAAACAAGTTAAATCGGGAGGAACTACATAACATCGAGCGTCCGATATCGTATTTAGCGTATCAGACTGCGGAGATGAACCGTGACAGGAAAAAGAACCGCACGCCATTTAAGCCAGAAGACTTTCAGTATTATAACGATAAATCAATGCAGAACCTACCGGAGCCAAGGTATGGTGCTGCGGGATTAGCGCTAATCAAGGCAGGTATCTTTCCATCGTGGGCATTATTCACGTATAAGGATTTAGTTGCAAGGGCGAAAAATGTAACACCACCTACACTTTTGTGTTTCCAATGTGAAGATGCAATTGTGCTAGCACCAAGCATAGAGGGGCCAACGGTGAGGGGGATGCTAATTGCAGGAAATACGGCATCAGGAAAAATCAGGACGATGAGTTCACCGTGTGGATCTAGCATAACAGTACGGATACCGATAATCAGCGGTCAATTTGAGGCCAACGAAGAGGCAGAGCTAAGGATACTGTCTTAATTTAAGCAATTGGAGATCAAGTTCAGATTGAGTAGGCAGACGAGAATGTTCTAGCCAGAACAGGATCCGAGCCTCTCTAATGGGATCATAGAAATCTTGTTGTCGAAACCAGGGGATCCAGTCGTGTGATCCTTTACTTTGGTTGTGTTTCAGGCAAGCGGGGAGACAGTTACGACTAATGTCTTCTCCACCTTTACTGCGTGGTTTAAGGTGATCAATAGTAAGTGATTGATCACTAACAGGCGGTTGACCGCAAAAGCAACAGCAATTTTGCCAAGTATCTTTAATGGCTTTACGCCAGAGTCGCTTGGCCTCAGAGCTTGTAAGGCATTCCATGACTGCTAAGTATTGGTGATAAGTATGAAACACTTCCTGCGGCTCCGCTGGGGGGAGGGAGGAGAAGTGGTCTTCAGACATTTATCATCAATGACTGCGCGGAAGTGGAGGGTGAAAGCAGTAAAGATTCCAACATAATCCGCAAAGCAGTTGCAATATAGTTTGCTGTGTTGGTGGACGGAATAATAAGGGTTGACCAAACATATGAGGGGACAATGCCACAAGTCAAGGCATCAAGTCCAGAGTTAATTTACGAAGTATTAACGGAGGACGCTTCGTTTATGAGTTTGGTGGGCAAGAGAACCTTTGCGAAGGATAACACGGTATTGGATGCGATATCAATTGTGACACCTGGGGCTGATTTACCGCTAGTGAAAGCAGCAAGCGGAATGGAAGTTGTAATACATGATTTAGGTAGTTTGACACGCCGGGAATACATCACAAGGGAAATGGACATTAATACTACCTGGAAGGTCTTTCTGCTTGCCTGGCCAGGAGCAAATGGGTCAATTTTGCATGCTGCAGCAAAAAGAATAATGGAGATTTTCACAAAGGCAACAGCAATTGAGACAGTACCCTTGCCGGATGGTTTAGGAGCAATTGCACAGATACTGGTGATGATTCCATCAGAATCAATCATTCGTGCGAACGCTTTTGTATTCATACCGGTAGTCAATATAAGTATCACCAAGCTGACACCATTTATTGACATAACATAAGCAAAGGGTAGAAGATTTGGAAGTCTAGTATAAGCAGGTAGGCACCTGCTCCACTGTTTTGTGTCGATCAACGGCATTCCTACCTGATCTTTTGTTAAAATGGCAAACTTTTCTACCAGTTTTGGCTTTGACGTCTACATCATGCCTTTGGCTTCGGCTGAAGTAGACACCACCTTTACCGGTGTAGCCAATGCGGCTGCTTTCATGAGCACCACAACCCTTGTGTCTCCCGACGCTGTCATCACCTATGCCAATGGCGTATTTAGTGTGGGCGCTACTCCATTAGACATGGATGGAACCGACAACCCGGTGCGTCCTTATGGTCTAACCAACGCAGCCTTGGAAACCGACACGGATTCCGAGGACGTGGTGACTTATGACGACGAAAACAAGGGCTTTAACGTCAGCCTTCCGACCTCGAAGAGCTGGGAAGTCGCTATTGCTGGCGTTGCCGACTTCAAGGATGCGGGTTATCACATTCTGCGTCTGACTGAAAGGAATACGATTGCAGACTCACTGCGCGTCAAGTTCCTGCGTGTCGGCCCTACTGGCACTGACGAGAAGGTTTACGGCTATGGCACCCTGAGCGGCTATACCGAATCAATCGAAGCCGGTTCGATCGCGTCTTGGGAAGCCACTCTGACCGGTTACGGTCCCTACCGTCTGGATCTCGATACCAACTGAGTCGAGTAATGGCAATAGCAATAAAAGGAGCGGCTCCGGCCGCTCTTTTTTTTATGTTTCCACAAACAATAAGAGGCTGGAAAACTAGAACACCAAGTGTAAACCAGTAAGAGTGGCGGGCAAAGGAGACATTGATCTTGGCATTAACGTTAGAGACGAAGGGGTCGTAGCGGCCGTCAATGATATATTTAATGGAGTCATCGGCGGAGCAGATAAACTCAATAAGGCTTTAGGATTAGAAGTACAAAAGAAGCTGGTTGTTGAGTCATTTTTTGATTCATCGACAGCACAAAAAGGTATACGAGTTATTGAAAGAGATGTAAACAATCTTGGCGCTCAAGTTGAGAGGCTTGCCGAGAAATCAAAGAGGTTAGAATTTGGAAGCGCCACAAGTCTGAGGGGACAGATACGTGAAGCTACGCAAGCAAGGGACGAGATAAAGAGATATGACGAAACCGTAGGACGACTAGGTCAAAGGGTTCGAACAGTAAATGCCGACTGGGCAGCCCAGAATGCAAGAGTTCAGGATTTATCAAGGCAGTTAAATATAGCAAGTGCCAATGGTTTCTGGGCACAAGCAAAGGCAGGGCTTAATCTGCAGGGACTGTCTAATTTTTCGAATGGCCTGGTTGCACTTACACAGGGTTTGCAATCTGCTTCAATTCTAATTGGACAGGTAACGGCATCAGTTAACCAACTATTTTCGGCGCTGGCAAGGCTCCAAGAATTCGAGCTATCATTCAAAGCAATTGGCGCTTCAGCAAGTGAGACCTCGCTGGCATTTCAGGAATCAGAAAGGATTGCACTGGGACTAGGGGTTGGCATACGGACAGTTCGTGATTCATTTCAACAGCTATCACCAGTTATTCTGGCATCAGGTGGTTCGATTGGTGATGTATCAAGGATTGCGGAGGCACTAAGCTCTCGTTTCTCTGCGTTTGGCTTGAATGCGGACAAGTCAAGGCGAGTGATGAATGGTGTGATTCAAGCCTTCGGCAAGGGAAAGCTGATGGCAGAAGAACTAACGCAGCAGATTTCAGAAGCAGATCCTGCGTTTAGGGTGGACTTAGCGAGTGCGATAGGTGTAACTGTCGCTCAACTCGGAGAGATGGTTCAGGCTGGTGAGATCACCAGTGCAAAGCTAATCGAAGTTCTTCCTCAACTTTCAAAAAGCTCGCTACTCTTTGGGTTACTGGGGGATAGCGCAACTTCTGCCGCGGCCGCATTATCAGCAGGCAATGTAACGATAACGCAGGTCCAGACTCAACTGGAGACCTTGAATCAGCTAAATTTTGAATCACTGGCGACCTCACTGGAACCCTTCCTGCAAGCACTTATCAAGGTACAAGCAGTATTTGTTGATTTCGGAACTGCAATTTCGGAGTCAACTGCATTGAAGGTCTTTGGTGACTTCCTGGGTGAAGTCGTTAGTCAGGCGGCGGGCGTGATTGATGTAATCGGCAAGATCGCGTTAACATTCCTTTCGATCGTAGAAGCGGTCGCAAATGTAATCAATGCAATAGATGACTTTACCGAAAAGATTACTGCGGGCATAGGTGGAGTACGAGTAGTTGTGACAGCACTTGCGACGCTAATAACAGCGAAGCTAGTAGTTGCACTTTTCCAACTGGGTGCAACCCTAGCTGGCACCGTGGTAAGGGGGCTCGCGACATTAACGGCAAGCGCCGCGGCCAGTGGGGGTGGAATCAAAGGCGTAGCTGCCGCCATAACCGGAAATATCGCTTCATTTATTGGCCTAGACGCTGCGACCCAGAAGTTAATTCAAACAAACTACCAAGCCATCGCATCAACCGGCGGTGTTACTGCGGCGCTCCAGGGAGCTGCCGCCGCGGCCCAGGCTACAGCGCTTTCATTTGCAGGAGTCAAGGGGAAGGTGCAGATCACCGGGCTAGCCAGCATAGCAGAAGAGGCCGCTGACGCTGCCCAGGGATTAAAGACAGTTGCTCCAGCCGCGGCAAACGTCGCGCAATCCACGCAGCTAGCAATACCGGGTTTATTAGGAACAAGTAAGGGTATCACCGGTATAGGTACGGCCACCCAATTAACAATACCTGGTCTTAACAAAACAACTGAAGTCACCAAGGCTTACACCAAGGGCAACCTCGCTGCATACCTGGCTTCGGTCCAAGCGATGGGTGGCGTCCAGGGGGTGGCTGGCGCAGCACAAGCCGGGATACCCCCCTTTGTTTCATACAACGCAACAGTAAAAGGCGCGGCTGCTGCTGCTACAGGTCTCGGAACTGCGGGTGCCGCTGCTGCTGCGGGGGTTGGAGCTGCTGGTGCTGCTGCAGGCGGTGCAACGGCTACAACGTTGACATTCTCGGGGGCAGTAGCTGCCGCAAGCGCCTCACTGAAAGCGGCAGCAACGTCGGCATTAGCCTTTGCGACTGCCTTACTTGCAAATCCAATATTTCAGGCGGTCGCCGCAATAGGACTATTAGTAGTAGGTGCTATTGCCCTTAACAATGCACTCAAGGGGCCGGATGACAGCATCGAGTCTTTCAAAGCAGGTCTTGATGGAATCAAGGAAAGGACGGACAAAGCGATAGCGGCTATAAATGCTGCTGGAGACTCGGCAGCGGACTTCGAGGCGAGGATGCAAAATTTGAAGGTTGCTCCCGATCTAGAAATATTCAATACCTTCGGTGCCAAGGTGGCTGCGGCAACGGACGAGTTCCGCGAGATGGAGAAGGCGTCAACAGAAAGCTTTAGCAGAGCAGAAAAAGCTGTAGCCAGCTACAACAAGGAGCAGGACAAAAGCGGGAAGGGTGCGGAGGCAATTGCCAGATACGTACAGGCTGCAGAAGAAACAATCCAACTGGCCTTGCAGACAACAAAGGCGAAGAGAGATGAACTTGAGGCGGCGGCAAGGGGAAGCGGTGGGACCATCAGTGCGGAAAATAGGAGACTACTGATTGGTTACAATGAGAACATAAGAGCTCTTGAGCGGCAGAGGCAATCGGTAGAGAAACTCAAGAAGACTGCAGTCGGCGCAGGAGTTAACATACCAATAACAGCAGCAGACAAGACCAAGGTGACGCTGGATGCAGTCAAGAAAAAAATAGAGGAGTTAAAGTCAAACATTGTATTTGAGGTAGATCAAGCTAAGTTAGATGCTGCTTCATCTAAGCTGGAGTTTCTTAAGTACGAGCTTGAATTTTTAGAGAAAGACAGGTACCAGGTCCAGATCGAAGTAGCATATGAAATAAATAAAACCGCCCTGGAAGCTCAGCTCAGGATTACCGATGCGCAAAAAGCCAATTTAGAGGCACAGGTAAGTCTGCAGCAAGCATTGCTATCGGTAGACGAGGCAAGACTTACGGTTCAGGAAAAGGCGCTGACTGACCAAATTGAATACTTGAAGAGAAGTGG